ACCCCCCAAACACAGGCAAAGCAGCCCGCGCCTACATACATACTATTTCACGCAACCAATCACGTCCCACCAGAAACACCCCCCTTACAAAACCAAATCTCGACCCCACCCCCCCTATATTTTTTATAGGTACCCCCTTCAGTTCCCACCTTGGGAACACCCCCCGTCATGGGACCCAGACCTACTTTACACTCAGCCCCTACGCCCCTATAAGTAAGACCTGCTCCCACAAACCGGACGCTGCGCCCATGCCCAAAGTTAAGCTAACCCCCACGGGTGAAGTCCCGATCCCATATAGCCCGGAAGACATAAGAACCGAGAGCTTCTTGGATGAGCTGACGGCGGCGGCTAACACAGCTGGCTTCTTGGAAGACATGGGCGTGCCACTGGAGGTGGACCCGGCGAACTACGAGCGGGAGAAGGCGCTCCTCGAAGGGGCGATAAAAGGCCAGCATGTGACCCCTCTGGTGAGCTATGCGACCGCCCTTGGCGCGAAGGCGTTTCTTCAGCAGTACGGCCAGAACTTGGCGCTCGACGTCGGACAAGTCCGAGCGGCGCTTACCAATAAGCTGCTAGAGATAGCCAACTGTGGCGAGACCAAGTTCGAACTGAAAGCCCTTGAGCTCCTTGGTAAGCACAGCGACATCAGCCTGTTCACCCAGCGCAGCGAGATCAACATCAACTACAACAGCCCAGAAGCGTTGGAGAGTGCCATCAAGGAGCGGGTCAAGCGCCTGCTGGACGCCGAGGTGATCGACGTCACACCTATCAATGCGTCGTTGGACGAAGAGTTTGGGGTCTTTGCCTCCGAAGATGAGGACGAAGACGACGAATGACGTCCAACATCACCCTAGCTGATCTACCGAAGATTCTTCCCCTGCTGCCGTTGCACGAGCAGGAGCGGCTGCTGGCTGAGTTGGAGAAACTGTCCGAGCTGAAGAGCCGCAAGCTGTGCCAGAATAACTTCCTCGCCTTTGTAAGGGAAGTGTGGCCGACGTTTATCGCTGGCCGGCACCACGCCAAGATGGCGGATGCGTTTGAACGTGTAGCTAGGGGCGAGTGTAAGCGCCTGATTATCAACATGCCGCCTCGGCACACCAAGTCCGAGTTTGCCTCCTACCTCCTACCTGCATGGTTCCTTGGTAAGTTCCCCCATAAGAAGGTCATCCAGTGCTCCCACACAGCGGAGCTGGCCGTGGGCTTTGGCCGTAAGGTGCGTAACCTTGTGGATACCGAGGCGTACCACGACATCTTCCCTGAGCTGCAACTGTCGGCGGACAGCAAGGCGGCTGGTCGCTGGAACACCAGCAAGATGGGTGACTACTTCGCCATCGGTGTGAACGGCGCGGTGACCGGCAAGGGCGCAGATTTGCTTATCGTGGATGACCCGCACTCGGAGCAGGAAGCTGCGCTGGCGGAAGTGAACCCCGACATCTACGACAAGACCTATGAATGGTACACTTCGGGTCCCCGTCAGCGCCTCCAGCCGGGGGGCTCCATCATTATCGTGATGTGTATGGTTGGGGACACTGACGTCCTCATGGCGGACGGCGCTCAGAAAAAGCTGCGCGACGTGCAACCCGGAGACTGGGTGGCTACCTATGAGGGTGGCCATATGGCCGCAGCGCGGGTGACTAATTTTCAGTCAAGTGGTGTTGATAACGTCTTTACTGTTAAAACGCAATCTGGCAGGATAATCCGAGCTAACGAGGAGCACCCGTTCCTTGTAGAGCACGACGGAGAACGCAAATGGGCCAGACTGAAGCATCTGACTGTAGGTATGTCGCTTGTCGGAACGAAAGGTGCGAGCGGCCCGCTCGGTCTCAGACCAAACCCGGCTTGTGCGCACCCTGCCAATCCCGAGAATCCTATCACCGTAAAAACCCAGATGCGCCATACAAACCCATGGGCTTTCATGGTAAGTGGAAGGGTAAAACCTGCGCGTGTGGCGAGCCCGTTCATTCGCGCGGTATGTGCGTTGTCTGCTACAGGAAGCAATACACCCCTCCGCCATCGTCTCCTGAGCAGCGCCGCGCACGGCGCATCAAGCATCGCTATGGCATCACCCAGCAGCAATATAACGCTATGGTGGCCGAACGTGGAAACCGGTGTGACGTTTGCGGGGAGCCTCCCTCTACTTCCAACACTCGCGCGCATTGGGCTGGCAAGCTGTGTATCGACCATTGCCACGACACCGGTGAGGTTCGCGGTCTCCTGTGTAACGACTGCAACCTCGCTGTGGGCTACGGTAAAACGCCGGATACGCTCCTTCGGGCTGCGGAATACCTACGAGTTCGAGGCTGACCTTATCGTTGAGATTGCTCCGGCGGGGCGCGAAGAGGTGTTTGACGTCGAGGTCGAGCACACGGAAAACTTCATCGCCAATGGACTGGTAAGTCACAACACGCGGTGGTCAAAGCGCGACCTTACCGGGCAGATATTGAAAGACGCAGCTGCCAACGAGAGCATTGGTGAGTGGGAGGTGATCGAGTTCCCCGCCATTCTCCCTTCGGACAAGCCGCTGTGGCCTGAGTTCTGGGAGCTGGACGAGCTTCTCAAGGTCAAGCGCGACGTGCCTAACAGTAAGTGGCAGGCGCAGTATCAGCAGAACCCGGTGTCGGAGTCTGCGGCGATTATCAAACGCGAGTGGTGGCAGACGTGGGAGCGCGAGACGCCGCCCCAATGCGACTTCATCTTGCAGAGTTGGGACACGGCCTTCGAGAAGACGCAGCGAGCGGATTACTCAGCCCAGACCACATGGGGTGTGTTCTACCACCCCGACAACAATGGTGTGGATCAGGCCAATATCATCCTGCTGAACGCAGGGCGGGATCGCGTGGAGTTCCCCACGCTCAAGCAGTGGGCCATCGACGAGTATAAAGAGTGGGACCCGGACAGCGTCATCATCGAAAAGAAGGCATCGGGCGCTCCGCTCATCTATGAGATGCGCGCCATGGGGATACCCGTGCAGGAGTTCACCCCGACGAGGGGTAACGACAAGATCAGTCGTTTGAACGCTGTTGCGGATATCTTCGCATCCGGAAGGGTCTGGGCCCCTGCCACACGCTGGGCCGAGGAGGTCATCGACGAGGTGGCTGAGTTCCCTGCCGGTAGCCACGATGACTATGTGGATACCGTCTCAATGGCGATGCACAGGTTCCGGCGCGGAGGTTATATATCTACGACGCTAGACGCAGAAGATGAACCGCTGTATTTTAAAAGCTCACGCAGGCAGGGGTACTACTGATGACCGAGGTCAAGGCGTTGTTTCCCATTGGCAAGACCCAGTGGTACAAGTGGAAGGATAAGCAGAAGATCGCCTTCAACGAAGCCCGCGAGGCGGGTGTTCCGTTTGCTGATGCTGTTGAAGCAGCTAACGCCCTCAAGAGCGGTGGCCTGCTGGACGTCCTGAAGGACGTCGCTGATGTAGCCGAGACTGTGGCTGATGTAGCCGTGGCGCTTAACCCGGTTGTCGGTGTGGCCACGACGGTGGTGCGCGCAGCCCGCGCGCCCCGGAAGAAGAAGGTATAACCCATGGCAATCGACAAGACTCTCAACCCCGCCCCCACTGGTCTGACTGCGATGCAGCCGACGCTGGACATCGACGAGCAGTACGCTGAGCCGAACGAGCCCGAGATCGAGATTGAGATCGAGCTCGACGATGACAGCGAAGGGGAAGAGGACGAAGCGCCTCCGGGGTTTGACGACAATCTTGCCGAGGACATGGATGACGGGCAGCTGACCGAGTTGGCAGGTGACTTGCTGGGTGAGTACGACGAGGACATCAGCAGCCGCAAGGACTGGATACAGACTTACGTCGACGGCCTTGAGCTGTTGGGTATGAAGGTCGAGGACCGCACCGAGCCGTGGCCCGGTGCTTGCGGAGTGTATCACCCGCTCCTGTCGGAGGCGCTGGTCAAGTTCCAAGCCGAGACCATGATGGAGACGTTCCCGGCACAGGGGCCGGTGCGGACGCAGATCATCGGGGAAGAGACTCCCGAGACGCGTGACGCCGCCCAGCGTGTGCAGGCGGATATGAACTACCAGCTCACCGACGTCATGACGGAGTATCGGCCTGAGCATGAGCGGATGCTGTGGGGGCTGGGCCTGTCTGGCAACGCCTTCAAGAAGGTCTACTACGACCCGAGCTTTGGCCGCCAGACGGCTATGTATATCCCCGCCGAGGATGTGGTGGTGCCTTACGGTGCGTCCAACCTTGAGACGGCGGAGCGCGTCACCCACGTAATGCGCAAGACGCCTAACGAGCTCAAGAAGTTGCAGGCGAAAGGCTTCTACCGCGACGTCGAGATGGCTGACCCCGTCGATAGCTTCGATGAGGTCGAGAAGGCCATTGCCGAGAAGATGGGCTTCCGGGCCAGCTCGGATGACAGGTATAAGCTTCTTGAAATGCACGTCGACCTCGTGCTTCCGGACGATGAGTATGCTGAGGATGAGTCCAAGGCGGGGATCGCTGTCCCCTACGTAATCACCATCGAGAAGGCCACGCAGACCGTCCTTGCTATCCGACGCAACTGGAACCCGGACGATGAGCTGAAGCAGAAGCGCAACCACTTTGTGCATTATAGCTATGTGCCGGGGTTCGGCTTTTATGCCTTCGGCCTCATCCACCTCGTGGGTGCCTTTGCCAAGTCAGGTACCAGCCTTATCCGCCAGCTGGTTGACGCAGGCACGCTGAGCAACCTGCCCGGTGGCTTCAAGACCAAGGGTCTGCGGGTCAAAGGCGATGATACCCCCATCGCCCCTGCTGAGTGGCGGGATGTCGACGTGGCGTCGGGTACGATGCGCGACAATATCATGCCGCTGCCGTACAAGGAGCCAAGCCAAGTCCTCTATAGCCTTCTGGGTACCATCGTAGAGGAAGGCCGTCGCTTC